CCTCCCCCCGTTTCAGCGCTTCGACGTGAATTCGATGTGCTTCGCTCGCGCGCCATACGGCAGTGCTGGCCTCGTCGGCGGTCAGCGCACCGACGCGCTCCGCCCTCCCGATGTCGGCAAGCGCCGCGGCGTGGGCCTGCTCGGCCGCCCAGAGCGGATTGTACTTGGCACGCAGCGCGTCGAGCTCGGCGCCGTAGGCGGCGATGTCGGCTCCACGGTTCGGCACGATGGTCTGCGACGCCACCGACGCCTCGGCCGCGCGCTTGGCGGCGGCGGCACGGCCGGCAAGAGCCGACGTCGTCCGCTCCAGATCCATCCGCAGCTCGACTTCGCGAGCCCGGTAGACGTCGATCGAGACCGCGCCGACCTCGTGGGCACGCTGCAGTCGTTCGATCCCCTGCTGATACCGGAGTGTAGCCGCGAAGAGCGGGTCGAACTCTGCCTGCAGCGCGTCCAGCTCGGCGCCGTAGGCGGCGATGTCGGCGCCGCGATCGGGCACGATGGTCTGCGAGGCAACGCTCGCCTCGGCCGCCCGCTTGGCGGCGGCGGCACGGCCGGCGATCGCCGACGTCGTCCGCTCGAACGCGAGCTTGATCTCTGCCTCGCGTTGGACGAGGAGCGCGCCATCGATGGCGCCGAGACGATGAGCTTCGCGCACCTCGGCGAGCGCGGCCTCGTAACGCAGCGTCGCCGCGGTCGTCGGATCGAACTGAGCCCGCAGCTCCCGCAGGCTGGTCGCCAGTGCCGCCTGGGTCGCGCCGATCTCGGCCGAGGTGGCGGAGATCGCCATGCCCATGCCGTCGAACCGCACGGCGCTCGCCGCCTCGAGGGTCGCCGTCAGCTGGCGCACCCGATCCGCCGCGGTCGCCGTCGTGGCGACGATGGTGCGGCCCGCGCCATCGAACGCAGCGCCCATGGCCGAAGCGCTTCGCGAGGCAGCGTCGGCCGCACCACCGACCTCTGTGATCTGCCGGCGCGCGTCACCGGTCGCAGGCCGCAGGCCGGCGGAGGATCCGGTGATCTCGATCGAGAGGCGCAACGGTCCGGTCATGGATCAATCGTCGCTCTGGTTGAGGATAGGAAGCGCTTCGGCCTCCATCGCCTGCAGGTCTTCGAAGTTGGCCTCGGGGTGACGGGCCAGCACCCGGTCTAGGCCGCTGTAGTCGAGCCCCAACCACATCACGAACCCGAAGCCGCCGACGGCCCGCCATTGGGTCGCTGCCGCCAGGAACGCGAGCAGGGTCGGCCAGTTCTCCGGCCAGACCTCGATCTCGGTCGGCGCGGTCGGGATCTCGGTCGGGATGGAGACCCCGAGCGCCGCGGCCTGGGCGATCACGTCGGCGTCGACCGCGGTCGCCGTCGAAGGATCGAGACGGCCGGTGCGGGCGTAAGCCCAGCCCCGCGCGGCCGCCGTCAGTTTCCCAGGCGCGCCGCCTCGCCCGTCAGCGATTCCCGATAGGCCGCGTCGAGGGCATGGCGGAACCACGGTTCCTGCGCGGCCGCCCGCAGCGTCAGCGGATCGAACGGCACGGGCGCGCCCGTCGCATCGGTCACCTCCTCCCAACCGACAACCCGCGCGAGGAGACTGGCCAGCACCGCGTCCTCCCGCTCGATCGGCGGCAACTTTTCGATGGCCTCGAGCTCCACGATCGCCTCGTCGCGACGCGGCGCCTCGAAGAGCGCGATGAACCGCTGCTCTTCGATCGTGCCGGCCCCGGTGCCGGGAACGCGGACGGTCACGGGCCAGCGGTAGCGGCGCTTCTCGGTCAGTACGAACATGGGTCGGCTCCCTTTCGAAACGGCTTCGAACGTCACTTGACGACGATGGACAGCTCGTCGTTGCCGGTGCTCGCGGACGGGCAGAAGGCGAGCGGCAACGTGTTGTTGAGGATGTTGTTCGACGAGCCGAACGTGGGCTTCCCGACTTCGACGGCGGGCGCCGCGATCTGGATGATGTTGCCGGCGGTCAGACCATGGGTGATCGCCAGCGCGCCGCGGGCGCGGGAGATCGCCTTGCCGAACCAGTCGATGGTGCCGACCTGGTCGGCCTGCAGCGTGGTCGAGCCGGTGGTCTCGCGATTGGTGATCTCGATGCTCTCCGAGCCGACGAGCAACCGCGGTTCGATCATGTTGCCGAGGTCGAGGGAGAAGGTCTCCATGACCGCGGCATAGCCGTGCAGCGTGAAGACGGGGGTATTGGTCTTCGACGGAACGAGCGGCTTCGGCGGCGTCGGCATCGTCGCCGCAGGCATCGCCGTATCGGTGATCGTCCCGTAGAGGCCGGTCAGCACGTATTTCATGACCGGCAGCTTCTGAGCGTCCAGCGACAGCGACAGAGTGCCCCGGACGCCGAGAAGAACATGGCGCCGGCCGTCCATGTGCCAGTAGAGGCTCACGGCCTCTTGGCCGGATGACACCGGCGCGTAGGTGACGGACGTCGTCGCCAGGATCGTTTCGGACATGCCGCAGGCACGCGCCAGCACGCCCCACGCCGGCACGGTGCCGGCGGCGCCCGATCCCGCCAGTTCGACGCCGCACTCGAGCTTCGCGTAGTAGCCGGCCAGGATGACGCCCTGGTGGCCGAAGTACGGGGCATTGACATCACGCTTGATCTCTTCGGCTTCGAGGGGCGTGAAAGTGACGTCACGCACCACCAGCGCATTGGCCGCGCCGGTCGGCAACGCGTCGGTGCCATAGCCCGTCTCGATCTTGGCGAGCAGCAGCAGCTTGTTCTTCTTGATCGCGGCCATGGTCAGGCTCCCCTGCGCTTGGAGGTCGGCGCCGGCGCGTCACCGGCGGTCTGGTCGGTCTGGTCGGGCTCGGACGCCAGCGCCGGCGCGGGTTCGGCCGCGGGCTCGGCGATCGCGACGGCCATGTCGGCCACCGGTTCGGATCCGCCGCGCTCGACGAGGGTCCGCTCGCCCGTCTTCGGATCGAGGATGTAGGAACCGCCCTCGGACGGATTGACGGTCTGATCGCTCATGAGACGCCCTCGGCGTAGCGGGCCGTGGCCCAGGTGGAGACGTGCCAGAGCACGCCGTTCTTCGCGGGCTGCGACCGGATTCCGACCAGCGTGATCGGATCCGCGTCCGCCGTCGGTTGCCAGCCGAGGAGAACCGCTTCTAGCTTGCCGTCGACTTCGTCGGTCGCGGCTCGCCGGGCGGCCCCCTTCGCATCGCCGTAACGCCTGATGCAGACGGCCACGAGGAAGATGACCCGGACCCGCTGAAGCACCGCCCCCGTCGATCGCTCGTTGTCGGTCGGCTCTTGGGCGAAGGGCACGACGAAGGCGGACATGTCCGCCGGCGCGGCTCCCTCGGCGAGCGCCGCGAGATCCTCGCCGGAACCGACCGAGCGGATCAGCGGACCGGCGGCGCTCGAGAGGCGGTCGATGACCTGGTCGAGCATCACAGCCACCCGTCGAGCGATCCGGCCCCGAAGACGGGAGCATCGGAAGAGACGCCGATGCCGCCGCTGGCCGGGGCCGCCGGCGGGCTGCCGGTCAGAGCCGAGGGGAGCGCCATCCGGCCGCTCGCCGCCGCCTGAAGCCCTGTCAGGGCGTCTTTCTGGTCGCGGACGACATGATCCGGCGGACCGTCGCGATGGAGCGTGTAGCGCGCGAACGCCACCGCCCAGCTCTTGACGATTGCCGGAACCGGCTGAAGCGGCAGGGCATAGCGGGTGCCGAGCCAGGCATCGATCTGCACGCCGGCCGCATCGATCGCCGCCTCGACGACAGAAGCATCGACGACACCGTCACGGTCGCGATCGGCGACCTGGAGCAGTTCGTCGGTGCCGGCGCGGTCGACGAGATCGGCGAGCGTGCAATAGGCCATGGCGCGCTCCGATCAGGCCGCGGCGATCGCGCCGGCGTCACGCAGAGCGGCGAGCTGTTCCTCGGAGATCTCCGAGGCGGGAATGGCCGCGGTCTCGGTCTCCGGAACGTAGCGGACGCCGTTGTGTTCGACGATCGCCAGGACGGCATAGGCAGCGCCCGCCTCGGCGTCGGCGGTCTTGGGCTCGGTCTTCGCGGCCATGTCGAAAGCCTTTCGAATGGATGATGAGAAGGGTGATCGGCGGCCGCGCCGCCGATCGGTCAGGCGGCGACGTTCTGGAAGAAGAAGCCGAGATCGGGCGCGCAGACGACCTCGCGGACGGATTCGCCGGCGCGAACACGCACGCCACCCCGCATGCCGATCTTGGGATCGGGCATCTGGCCCGCCACGCGCGACCCGTACTGGGCCGTGTAGCCGAAGGTCGGCACGGCGCCCTGCGAGTTGGCGAGCTTGTCGAGCCGCAGGAGCGCCGCATGCTTGCCCCAGATCCGGCCCATCGCGGCAGTCTGACCGCGGCGGGCCGTGTTCTGCCACGCCTTGCCCACGATGATGTCGTCGAGCTCGAGCAGATCGGCGACGGCGCGCAGGCTGGCCATGCCGTTCGACGTGCCCGAGAACGAGATCGACGAGATGATCACGGGATTGCGCCGCAGCGCCGTCCAGCCGAGCTGGCCGATCGCCATGACGTTCGGAGCCATCACCATCTGGTCGCGGGCATCTCCCACCGCCCGGATCGGATTCGAGTTGGCGTCGGACCACTGCGACGTCCCCGAAAGCACCGTCCGGTTCGCGGCCGGATAGGTCGTTGCGTTGAAGATGATGCCCGCCGCGCGAACTTCGCGATCGAGCTGCACCTGGTCCCACGTCCGCGTCGCCGACGCGGCGATCGGATCGTAGTTCGGCGGAGCCTGCGTGATGTCGTCGTTCGGGACGAGGCCGTCGAGAGCGAAGTCCTCGGTGTACGAGGGCGTGTCCGTCATGTTGACTTCGATCTCGTTCGGCGTGCCCTTGCGCCCGACCTTGGTCGAGATCAGAGCCGTCGCCTCGCCGAAGTCGAACTTCGAGTACTTGAACTCCGACTTGGGCAGCACCGGATCGAGACGCGGCAGCACCCGATCGGCGATGTATTCGCCGTTCTGGTAGGCGATGATGAGACCGGTCAGGACCGGATCGATCGTGAAGGGGGCCGGCATGGGCGGATCCTCAGGTTACGAGATGCCGGTCGGCATCAGTTGACGGGTCAGCCCTGCAGCGAGCCGGGGATGACGAACGCGGGCATGATGTCGCCGGAGACCATCGACGAGAGCGCGAAGCCGATCGTCCGCGCGTTGACGCCGGCGGCCGGAGCAGCGGCGACGACCTTGCCGGTGGCATCGGAGGTCAGCGGCGAGCCGCGGGTGATGGTGCCGCCGGCCTGGACGTCGGTGACGCCGAACAGCACGACGTCGACACGCCGACCGGAAGCCGCGCCGTTCGGCTGATCGACCACGCCGATGACGGCGTCGGTCGACGCGGTGGCCGGGACGACGGTGTCGTCGGACGCGCCGAACTTGACGAGCTGGTTGTCGGCGATCGCGGCGCCGGCGACATAGTTCTTGACGATGAGCTGGTTCATCTCGTGCTCCCACGAATGGCCGCGAGGCCCTTGAGGACGTCGCCGCCGTTCTTTTCGGCGGCGGCTTTGATGGCAGCGCCGATCGCCTGCGGGTCCTGGCCGTCGATGCCCGCTTCGCCGAACGCGAGTTCGCCGGTCGGGACCGGCAGCGGCAGCGCTTCGAGCAGGCGCCCGAGGAGATTCCGCGCCGAGACCTTCTTGGTGCTCTCGCCGTCGGCGAAGTCGATCGTCTCGTCGCCGGCGCGCATCTCGGCGAAGAGCGCCTCCGCGAGCGGTCGGGCATCCTTGGGCAGGCGACCGGCCGCCACCAGGCTGTCGAGAAGAACGGCGTCTTCGGAGGTGCGGCGAGTGACCTCTTCCGCGCGACGGGTGGCCTCGTCCTCGGCGAACCGAGCTTCGCGGGCCTCGATCGCGCTCTGTCGCTGCTGGAGTTCCGCTTCGCGGGCCTCCAGTTCGGCGGGCGTCGGCATGGACTGATCCTCGTTTTCGGGGGGGTCGGAATAGGCGATCGGGCTCGTCCCGGGCGGCGGGTCGAGTTCGGCGGGGATCTCGGCAACGCGGGTCACGTCCCAATCGGGCAGCACCTTGTCGGCCGCATCGAGCCCGTCGCTCGCGATCAGGTAGTCGCGCAACGACCGGAACAGGCGACCGATCGCCCGAAAGCCCGAGGCCGTCGCCCAGGAGCCCTGCCAATCGGCGAACTCGACGGTGAGACACTCCGGATCGTCGGCGAAGGAGGCCGGCTTGAGACCCTTGACCGCCGGCGGCTGGGCGCCGAGGAACCCGACATGCCGCAGGTAATAGCCCTCGGGGCGCGGGTTGTTCGTCTGACCGGGGCGATAGAAGCTCGCGGAGACTGTCTTGAAACGACCCGCCCGGACGAGATCGGCGAAGGCCGGGTCGACCTGCTCGGGCACGGCCGCGAGCCGATCGCCGTCGACGGCGAGGCTGTCGATCCATCCATAGGCCGGCGCGTCGATCGCCGGATGACCGACGACGATCGGCGCCTGCGAGATCGCCGGATCGTAGGCATCGGCGATCGCCTGGAGATCGGCATCGGCGAACGTGATCGCCTCGCCCTGCATCGGCGTGT